TCCATAAAGTTTATGGATGCTGATGTTGTTCTCGATGGTGGTATTGGTGGTTTCATGGGTTCCAAGGAAGCATATTTCTTGAACACCAAGTACATCAAGTATCGTCCTCATTCTGCTCGTGACATGGTGCCCCTTAGCCCTAACTCACGTTACTCAGTGAACCAGGATGCTGAGGTTCAGATTCTCGCTTGGGCAGGCAACTTGACTTCTTGTGGCCTCCAATTCCAAGGTAAGATGATCGAGTAGTATTGATCTTAAACTTGATGGTGGGGTGCTACTGGCCCCACCATTTCAAGGAGGTATATTATGGCAGGAAAAGCAGGATCAACAATAGGGATTGTCGGAACTCAGCCACCAATCGGTGCCTATGTTCAAGACGCACTGTTCCCTACAGGAAATACCAACTATACTGGTGTAAATACCACTACAGCATGGGACACCAATGTTATCGAAGAAGATAATGTTGCAGGTTTTGTAGCACCTGTTACTAGCGATGTGGCCTCTTCTGATGCTACATGGGTACAAGCAGGTGGAACAATTGCTGAAGGTGGTGCTTTTGATATAGTTGCAGGTGTAACTGCTGCAGGTACCACACATGAGTGTTTTGTCATAGGTGGTGTTGTCGCTGACCAATGGTTTTGGGCAGTATTGGCATAAACTAAACCCTTCGATATTGATTATCGGAGGGTTATTTTTTAAGTGAGGTAAGTATGGAAGGGTTAAATGGCTACGGTGAATCCGCTGTGATGGATGATAGTCCTGGTGCAAGATTTGCAGGTGATGAAAAACTTCGTGTTACATTTTATATGAAGGCTGTTAAAAACAACTTCAAATCAGATCAAGAAGGTAGACCAATCTTTGATGAAAAACCTTATGTTCGAATATTGATTCCCGGTGATCGTAATTCAAATCTTGATCAGCCTGTGAAGAAGATACACATGCACCGTTTTGCTGACAGATGGAAACGATTTGAAGAAAACTCCAAACAGTCTGAGTCTGGTACTCCTCTTGAAGCATGGCCTCAGATGACTGTTGGTCGTGTTGCTGAGTTGAAATATCTCAACATTTCGACTGTTGAGCATCTTGCTGAACTTAGTGATACCCATGGTCAACAGATTCCAGATTTTAATGATCTGAAGCGTAGAGCATTGGCATTCCTTGAAGCTGCCAAAGGTGAGGCGGTAAACAGTAAAATCGCATCAGAACTCAAAAAGCGTGATGGTGAGATTGCAAGCCTGAAACAACAAATCGAACAACTTATTGAAGGTTTAAATTCTCAAAAGACTGAGGCCAAAACTCCTTCTAAAAAATAGAGGTGTCCCATGAGAGGAACCGTTTTAGAGATTATTCAACAGACCTGTGCAGAACTTGGTCTACCTGTCCCAAATGAAGCGGTCTCCTCAAAGGATAGCAATAATGTGCAACTTGTAGCCTTGCTGAATGCAGCAGGTTATGAGTTGGCACAGACCTTTCAGTGGCAATTCCTTGACCGCTTGGGCATCATCACAACCGTAGCAGATCAGGACGCTTACGATCTGCCCTCAGACTTCGAAAAAATCATCAACCAAACATTATGGTCAAGTAGTTTAGAACTGACTCCTGTTCGTGGGCCAATGTCTCCTCAAGTATGGCAATCGATCAAAAATGGTAGTCTTGGAAGTCCTGTATATCAAAGTTTCCGTATCCAAGGAAGTCAGCTAATTGTTGACCCTGTTCCTGGTGATGACGGTGAAATCTACAATTTTGAGTACATATCTAATGGATGGGTGCAAGCGTTTGATGATCCTGATGTCTACAGGGCAACAATTATCAACGACGGTGATATTCCACTCTTCGATAAATACTTGTTAATTAAGTATCTCAAAGTGAAAATGTGGCAGGCCAAAGGTCTTAACACAACAGCTTACGATACTGATCTTGCTAGAATATATGATGCTATAACCAGTGGGGATAAAGGTGCACCAGTGCTCAATTTATCTCATCAACACTATGGTAGATATATTACAGGTGATAATGTGCCTGATGGGAATTGGAGAGTATGAGACAAATATCTGAATCTACCACTGTTGTTTGCCCCATTGGTGGGCTTAACGCCTATGACGCTCTATCATCGATGGGTAAGGAAGATGCCATTATTCTTCGTAATTGGTACCCTTCATCCTATGGTTGCGTGCTCAGAAAAGGCACAGTTAAACATGCTGATGGGTTTAATGGTGAAGTTGAGACCGGTATGGTTTGGAAGTCAAACACTGGTGTCGAAACCATATTTGCTATTGACCAAGATGGTATCTACGATATCACTCTTCCTGGTGATGTTACTGCTCCCCCTGATGTTCTTCTCACTGAACCTAAAGTACAGCACGTTTCAATGGGAAATGACGCAGGTACCCACCTCATCGGCTTTAACGGTGTAGATGATGGCATTTGGTATTCTGACACAGGATGGCAACGATTGACTGCAGGCGATGGTGTTGATGTGGGTACATGGAATGGTGTTGACCCTGCTGACCTTATTCATTGTACAATCCATCAGCGTAGACTGTGGGCCATTGAGAAGGACAGTGCAATCGGTTGGTATCTTCCACCAAATCAAATTTTTGGTATAGCTAGTAACTTCGACTTTGGGCCTGTTTTTAGTCGTGGTGGTTACCTGCAGGCACTCACCACATGGACTAGAGATAGTGGTGATGGTTCGGATGATTATTTGTTGGCTATTTCCAGTTCAGGTGAAGTAGCAGTTTATCAAGGAATAGATGTTAATGATGCACCTGCTAATTGGAGTCTTGTGGGTGTCTACTTTATCGGTGCCACATTCAATCGCAGATGCTTCATGAAGTATGGTGGTGATGTTGCAATTCTCACTCAATACGGTCTCATCTCGATGAATGGTGTGGCACAATCTCAAGATGGTTCACCATTCTCATCTGCACTTTCTATAAAAATTCAAAACCTTATTTCAGAACTCACCACAGAAGGTTCATCAAGAGAAGGGTGGCAGTTAGTCAATTATCCTGCTGCAAATATGGTTTTGGTGAATGTTCCGGGTGTTGAAACTAGCCAAAATGCACAACTAGCTTTTAACACTGTTCGCCAGGCATGGTGTACTTTTACCGGTATGCCTGCTTCCTGTTGGATGACTACCAGGGAAAACTTATTATTCGGTACGATTGGTGCTGTCTACCGAGCATGGGAAGGGACGAAAGATAAGGTTGAATATAATAATGAAGGTGGTAATCCCATTACTGCTAGTGTTCAACAATCGTTCTCATTCTTCGACAATCTGAGTCAAGATAAGCATTTTAAGATGGTTCGACCTACTTTCCTCACAGATGGTAATTTTGATTATAATATCGGCATAAACACTGATTATCAGTTTGACACAGTTGATGCTCCGAAACAGCAAGCAGGCATAAATTACGGTATGTGGGATAATTCTGATTGGGACGATGCATACTGGTCGGGTGGTACAAATGCTAGTGCTGATTGGGTTGGTGTTGTGGGCATCGGGTTTACTGCCTCATTAATTATGACTTTCACCTCAACAAGTGAAGTAACCTGGTTATCAACGAACTGGCTTTTTGAAGCAGGTGGCCCAATATGAGTCAATATCTTACTCATAGCAAGCATTATGAGCGTATCGTCAAATGGGTTAATGATGGGATACCATACGATACAAATATTGATAATATTGTAGGTGCCTTTGCTATTGAGAAAGATGGTGAACTTGTTGGTGGAATAACACTTGTCAATTCGAATGGTATAAATGCCTTTATTCAGGTGAGAATGTTAACTCCTCACCAAATGATGAGAGGGTTAATTGAGAAGACTTTTCATCATGCTTTTGTTACACTCAAGTTAGAAAGACTTTCAAACTCCATAGTTGGTGCCAATACTGCATCAATTCGATTGACTCAGGGGGTAGGATTTAAACTTGAGGGTGTTCTGAGAGGTGTCACTGAGAAGCGAGAAAACGTCTATTTATCAGTAATGCGTCCCGAATTTTGTAAATTTCTAAAGGTGTAATTTATGCCAAATTATGGTGGTGAAAGTTCAGGCGGTAGTGATCGAGGTGGTGGCAATTACGGTGGTGGAGGTGGTGGTAATTCTGGCAATAGTTGGAATAGTCGTGACTCTGTTGCTAGTAGAAATCGAAACACTGGCCTTACTGGTAATTACTGGGGCGATGTTGCTACATCTCAAAGCGGTAGTGGTGGTAGAGCTAATAGCTTTGAAACCCGAGCACAGCAAACTGCAAGAGCAGAGGCAGAAAGAGTTAACAAGGCCAAAGCAGTTGAAGCAGCTAGGGTTAAGCTGATTGAAGATACTCAGGCTAGAACTGGTCTAATATCAACCGATTGGGAGAATGGTGGTATTTCTCTCTCAGATGCTCTCAGAGGGTCACTTGGTCAAGCTGCACCAAATACACGATCTGCTTGGGCAGGTTCGGCGCCCAACACACAACCACAAAATTTAGCAGCAAATAGCTCATTATCGATGGGTAGAACACCATGGGATAATGTTGAAACCACTCAAACCAATAACTTTCCAATGGGCACCACATGGGGTGATTTAGGTCACACCATAGGAAATGTTGCAGGAAATGTCGCAGGTGGCCCTGGTGCAGGCCTTGTTGGTGGAGCAGGTTTAGGATTTCTTGGTAGTTTGCTTGACACCCGAGAAGAGGCACCCGAGAACACTTATGACAGACGAGACTTTACCAGTGATGTATTTGGTAACAGTGATCGTGCACTGGCTGTACAAGACGAACCATCAAACTGGGCAACCGATACCTTTGGTGATGCTGCCGGGATGCTTGGTGGTGCTTTTGGTGATGCCCTCCTCGGCCCATTAGGAAGCCTTGTTGGCAACAAGCTAGGAAGTAAAGCCGGTGAATGGTATGGTGGCAACATTGCAGAGAACATAGCAAATTCGATTGAAAGTGGTAGTTATGGTCCTGCTGACTTCAATGCTGAGAATAATTATGGACTCGGTGTTGGCAGTGGAAACGATAATAGAAATGTTGGTTTTAGTGAGGCAGGTGTGCCAGTATCAATTGCACCACAGGTACCCACACAACCTACATCTTTTGAGGGTGATCCAAGATATGCACAAAAATCAATACCTACGTGGTTGCGAGACCTTTATAAAGGTGGTGGTGATGGATCGGAAATGTATGGTAGAATTAATCCATGGGGAAGACGAGGTTAAATAATGGGAAATACTGATTGGGGTGATGTAATAAGTGGTGGTATTGGTGCTGCAGGTGCAATCTATGGGCAAGGTCAAGCAGATGATGCTAGAGCCGAAGCTGCTTCCGAATATCAGCAGGATGCTCTTGGTCTCGCACAATTAGAGCAAGATTGGAATCGAGATAACATGGCATGGTCTCGGGATCAAAACCGAGAAATCGCTAATGAGAACCTAGCTCGTAGTATTGGTGGCTTGAGTTACAATCGACCTGATCAGATTTCCGACTTCGGTAGTACAAGATGGGAACAAGATGATCAGGGCAATATCACTCAGAGAAATGAAATCGCACCCGAACTTCAAGAAGCTCTTGGTGTACTGAGGGGCAACTATAGCGAGGGTGTTGGTAATCTTGACATGGGTGATTTTGGTGTAAATAACGATGTTATGAACTCCATCCGTGGATTGCAAGAACCTGGCCTGGCTGACACCGAAAATGCTCAGAGAGCACGTTATGCTGCAATGGGTATACCAATTCAAAGTACCGCTATGGATCGTGGTGAACGGACCCTCAGTGATAATAGAAGTCGTGCTGACCTTCAGGCAATCGGTGCCGGTAATACTGCATGGCAACAAGGTCAAGGTAATCTCAGATCGAATCTTGGTACAATGGCTGATCTTGGTACTACTTGGCAACAGAATGCGATTGCTGCACCAGGTTTCAATCAAATGGGCATCCCACTCCAAGGTGAGGTGGGTAATGTTTCTGCACCTGGCCTTGGTAATATCGCAGGTGGTGCTAATACTGCGGGGAATGTTGCAGGGCAGGTTACTGGTGATGCATGGGCTAGTGGTGGTACTGCTGCAGGAAACATGGCTAACACTATTTGGAAAGGTATTTAAGGAGAAATTATGCCGTATAATTTGAATGACCCCAACTTAGATTTTAGCCTTGAGGAACAGCTTATGAAAGCTGAATTTCTCAGAAATAAGGCACAGCAGGCACCACAAGAAACCATTCGCCAAATCGGTGGGAATGTTGCACCGTGGTCTGCGGGCAGATCGATTGCTAATGCCATGAATAAGACATCTGGTAGCATTGATCAGAGGCGTACCGAAGATGCTATGCGTGGCCTCAGTGCCGAACAGCTTAGTAGATTAGGTGCTCTTCGTGGTCAGCTTACTCCGACTACACCGGTTAACATGCAAGACCCGAATGCTATGATGGCTGAGAATGCTCGTCAGGCTGCGATTTACGGTCAGATGAGTAATCTACCAATGGGTGCAGAACAAGCTAAACAGGGTCTAGGTCAGACCTCAAAACTCCCACAATCGATGATGGGTAAGGCACAGGCTAACAACTACGCCACTCAGACCGCTACTACTGCTGATGATAGAAACGTACTTTCTGCCACCACAGCTAACAATCGACTAGCCGAGAGAGAAAGAATCAAGGCAGCTGCATTGTTGGAACAGCAAAGACTTGATCGATTGAGTACTATGGATGTTGCCAAACAAAGAGGATTGAATGCAGGAAAAGGTACTACATCCAAGAACGCTGCCAAAAAAGCCAATGCTGACAGTGTCCTTTACGAGATGGGTGATATTTATGAAACCATTCTCGACTTCCAGGAAGGTGAATTTTTTGATGCCTCCACTGGACCGGTAGCAGGCAAATTGACCAACACTATTGGTGGTGCTGCAGCAGGTCTCACTAAACAGGGTACCGGTGCAGATCAGTTTGAGGGTATCACCAACAAAGTGAAGACTTTCGGTAAGAGAGTTGCAACGATGGGTGATAAAGGTAAACTTGGCAACATGGCTGTTCAGGAATGGACATTCGTTGAAAAAGCTGCAGCAAACCTTAACCCTTCTTCGCCTGAGTTTGATGAACAACTTGCACGTTTCAAGGTACAGCTTCAGAGATTTATGGACCTTGCCTCGAAAGACCTTGAGCAAGATGGAGATTATAATCTTGAGCAATATGCCCGAGGTCAGCAAGAAATGATCAAAGAAATGATGGGTAAGGAAACACCTGATGATGCAAAGACACAAATGATCGATGGTATATTATATAAAGAAGAAAACGGCATGATTGTTCCAGTAGAAGGAGGTGAGTAATGCCAACTCAGGAAGAACTCCGAGCGAAGTGGAATGCTCCTGCTTCACAACCAACTCAGGAAGAACTCCGGGCGAAGTGGGGTGGCCTCAAGGTCACTGATGTTCGAGGTGGTGCTTCTGGTGTTAGAGCTGATAACAGTCCCGATCTTGCAACTATACCCGAGCGAATGCTTAGAGGTGCCCTTGATCCTGTTTTCGGTACAACACAGCTTCTAGGTAAGACCATCGAAAAGATGACAGGTGATAAGCCACAATGGGCCAAAGAAAGTGAAGCACGATATGCTGAGGCACAAGAGGATTATCCTACACCTGAAGGATTCGATATGGCAAGAATGGCCGGCACAATGGTCAATCCTGTTACATGGGCTAATCCTGCAAGTAAGCTCACAGCTGCAAGCAAAGCTGCAGATATTGCTAGAATGGGTCTTATTGGCGCAGGTCAGTCTACATTAATGCCCGTTGACCCTGAGGCTGATTACTGGGAAACTCAGAAGGAAAGGGCTAAACTGGGTGGTGTACTGGGTGCCGGTATGACCACAGCTGCACATACTGGTGGTAAAGTATACGACTTCGGCAGATCACAGGTTGGTGATGTTGAAGGTGGTGTGACCAAACATCTTCAGAAAACCTTTGGTGATAAGGCAGATGCTGTTGCTGATGAACTCAGACGTTATTCTCCTAAAATAGCAGGAGAACAGCCTACTGTAGGCATGATTGGTGTTGAACAAAGTGGTAGATACCCTGAGCTAATAAGCCTTGAGAAGCAGGCAAGAGGGCGTTTACAGGCAGGTGATTTTAACCTTCGTGATGCTCAGAACAAAGAAGCTGCTCTCAGACAATTCGATGAAATGATTGGTGGTGGAGCTAAGAAGTATGATAGCTCGGGTAAATCAATTAAGACCGATTTTGAAGAGGCTGTTGCTGCTGAAGTTGGTCCAATGTATGATGCTGCAGGAAAAGAGATTGTTCATATACCTGATACAATTACTGATGCTTTGCGTGGTCCCGAGGCAATAAAAGCATCATTAACTGGTGAAGATATCCTCACACAGGAACTGTTAAATACCAAAGCATTTGGTAATGGTCGTACAAACAGAGGTCGTGTGCCAGGAAGAGATGTGAAGGGTGTGGTCAGCATTGAAGAACCTGGAATGCCAACAATGAGGCATGAAACGTCTATTGCATCTGTTCTCCCTACAGAATCGATTGGTTCTTTGCAGAATAAAAGAAAGGCCATTGATAAGACAATTCGTCAAGGTAGGAATGCCATTGACCCATCAGATATTCAAGCCACAGAGGAACTTCTCAAAACCAGAAGAGGTCTCACGGATTGGATGAAGGGTTCATCAGATGAGTTTAAAACTGCTGAGGAAACTTTTGTTGAAAAGATTACACCTCAGAATCGTGCCGATTATGTTAATCAATTGAAGAAAGCGTATAATCAGAATGCAGGTGAAAACCCTGTAGCCTTTTTAAATGCTCTTGATGATGCAACAGGTACTGCCAGAAGAGCAGGTTTACCGATACAAATTGACAGCACAACTCAGGCAATGAGACCTAGTGTTGCAGGCGGTCAAGAAGCAATCGATAAGATAGATGCTCTGAGAGATATGGCACAAAGAGATATTTCACTCAGTCAATCTATGGGCAATAAGGTTGAGGGTGTTGAAACTCTTGGTCAGCAAATCGATAAGTATACACCTCCTCTTTTGAGTCCTATGGTGACAGGATTTAAGAGATTGATGAAAACTATTGGTGGTAAGCAGGCAGGCAAGATGGAAGCAATGTTGGATAAGGCTACCCTTGATCCTAAAGTGTTAGCTGATTTCATGCAAGGTATTCATCCAGAACAAAGAGCAACAGTTGCAAGCATATTTAGAGATCAATTCAATAGATATGGTAAGAATGTAGGTGGTGCAATTAGGCTCGAACAATCTAGGAACATAGAGGAGTAGAAAAGATGCCAAGAAATGATCAGGGTGTTTACAGCCTGCCTGTGGGCAATCCAGTTGTAACTGGAACAACCATCACCTCGACTTGGGCAAACGGTACAATGCCTGATATAGGTAATGAAATTACAGCATCGTTACCTAGAGATGGTAGTGCTCCTATGACAGGACCATTGGTGCTACCAGGTAACGCCACAGTAGGTCTCCAAGCGGTACCTCTTCAACAGTTCACAGAACTTACAGATGAGGTTATTGAATACAGGGATGAAGCTGAGGCAGCTGCTGAAGCTGCAGGTATCAGTGAAACGAATGCTTACGACTCAGCACAAGATGCTGCGAACTGTAAGCAAGTTGCTTTCGACTCAGCGGTATCTGCCTCAGCAGACGCTGATCAAACAGCATTGGATCGAATTGCAACAGGTGAAGATGCTGACCGGGCAGAGGATGAAGCAGACAGAGCGCAAGGATACGCTGACAGCGTAAACCCATTGACAACAATACACACAACAGGGAGTGGATTACCAAATGAACTAGAAGACTTAGCAGTAAAGATAACATCAGAGGTTTTGATATCTGGTCAAGATTGGGCTGGTGTGGCCTATGTAGATCCAGATTCCCTTGGAGGTAGTCCAACAGCTAAGATTTACCCAGGTGGCACCGTCATGGGTAGCACGGATAAGGGGTTTTACACAAAGTTTCCGGACGGTACGCTCCTGATGTACTTTGACGAACAGAACCACCAATTCGGGACGAGTTCTATTATCGACGGTCAGTCAAGAAGCCCTGATAATAACTTTGGTTACCCATGTGCTACAGTCGGTCAAGTTGTAGCCTCAGTAATAGTATATGACATCGGAGCTGCATACGTTGCTAACGGATACGCTTCCTTAGGTTCTGATGTATGGGTGGTGTATGTTCAAAGGGCTGTTGCTTTCACAACCGGGCAAGTTGACCGATTAGAACTTTTCGCCATAGGGAGATGGAAATAATGAGATATCTAAACATAAAGACATATAGGCAAAGCACTATCGGTGGCGATGACTGCTACCCTGACACAGACCCAAGAGTGGAAGTGTGGTTTCAGAAGGTTGACCTTGTGAAATACGACAGAGCCTTTGATAGTGAAGGGTTTCCTATCCTCCTTGAGTATAGTCTGCAAGAAGACGGTACAAGGTACTCACACTACCTTCAAGTACCTAACGCTGACGGTATTTATATGGCCGATTGGGGCAAGATTGAGGCTGACATAGACTTGGCTACTGCCCGGTACGCTGTTGAATACATTGAGAGCATTGTGCAAGCCAAGATCGACAAGTACAATGCTGATCACAACTTGGCGTTCACTGGCATAGAGGGTATGGCGAAGTACAATCGCAGACCAACCTACTCACACTACCAATTCGCTCTTGATGTGCTTGATTGGAACGAAGATTTGTGGGAAAAGACGGATGATATAAAAAGAGATGTTCTTTCTAATGTCATTCCACAACCAACACCAGAAGAGTTTGATGCAATGCTGCCTGAGTACACAGGAGTAATCTAATGGCATGTCCTGTACCAGATGGGGCGTGTATTGCCCCTAAAACTGAGGATGGTCTTGCACCACTCATCGTTTTCAGACTCACCGGGTACGATAATAAAGTATCCGTTGAGTGGGAGACCGATGTATCTCATCCCGGTCAAACGGTAAAATGTGTTTATCGGGTGAAGGGTGGTGTATCCACTGATAGGGTGATCGTACCGAGAAACGATGGTATACTTGAAACACCTGAAGTGTTCTCGGTGAATGATATCGTCTACCTTTATCTTCGTGTAGAAGATGCCACTAACTTTAGTGAATGGATACTGTACAAAGCACTCGCTATAAACGGTTGGGTGGATAGTTTCCAACAGGTGACTTTCGATGGTGAAATTGTAACTTTTAACGGTGAATTTGTCACCATTTAGGGAGGGTAAGATGTCAAGAGATTTACAAGAAATTCTGTCCAGTGGTGAAATCACTGAGGTGTTAAAAGGTGGTGTCACTCAGGGTGATCAGATGACCGATGAGGATGACATTCAACGGTTAAGGCCTAATCATGTCCATTTTGCCGGTAACTCCTTGGCAACTATCACCATCAGTGCTGATCCGAATAATCCATCATTTTTCCCATTGGAAAACTTCTTCGAGGCACATGAATGCGAACTGTTTAATATTCCCAATGGTGAGGTGAAGAACACATCAGGTAGAACTATTCCCGTTCTCACTGGTACATTCAGTTTTGCTCCTGCGAAAACGGTTGTGGGTACAACCACATTATATATCGTATCGGAACGATCCATTGACGATGGGTTTTCATGGACACCTAATTCAGAATCATTGAGAACTTTTGAACTGAATCGTGATCAGAACCAGTTTGGTACAAAACTCTCAATGCTATTTGATTGGCTACCTAATGAACTTGTCCGGTTCAAAGCGTATGCTGTACCATCGATTGATCTTACTTCACCAGGTGCTGTAATTGATGGTGATGCGTATGTAGGACCATCGTGGTTCTGGACCCTGATCGAGACTTAATATGAAAAGAATATTGCACCTTCCACTCTTTCGATCTGAAGATAGTCCATACAAATATATGGCTATTGGTGGGCATGATGGTTGTGGTGGGTTTACAAACAAGGTGCAATATTACTCAGAGCGATATGACAAGTATGTGACAGTTACCGGTCCGTATCGCTCTGATGGTGCTACATGTGCCCCGGACATCGATAGTGATGCATGGTGGTTTCATGATGTGCTTTGCGATAGAGGAAAATGGGATGACGGAACACCATTAACTAATTGGCAGTGCTCCAATGTTTTATGTGACGTTATGGCAAAAGAACAGTATAATTATTTTAGATGCAAAGGGTGGAAATACGCAACATTTCTTGGTGGTGGTGGTAAAGCCAGAAAAAATGGAATGTTTAGGATTTAATTATGCTGAAAAGTAAATACTTCAAAAGATCGGAGTTCGATTGTCTCTGTGGTTGTGGTTTTGACACAGTAGATGCTGAACTGCTTGATGTGCTCGAAGATGCCAGGGAGTTTAATGGCCCAATCTATATTAGCTCAGGGTGTCGATGTGCTGAACACAACGAGTCAGAAGGTGGATCAGAAGACTCACAGCATTTGATAGGTCGTGCTGCAGATTGTCACACTAACAACGTGTTACCTCAAGAACTTTATAAATATTTGAATGAGAAATATCCCAACAAGTATGGTATAGGTTTATATAACGATTTTGTTCATATAGACACAAGGCATCGTAAAGCTCGTTGGTAAAACTATAAGAGGGTAATATCATGGCAGGTGGAAAAGGTAGAACACGTACTCCTGAGAAGAAAGGTGGTTCAACTAAAGGCGGTAAAGGGAAACCAACAACCAAAAAATGATATCAATATTAATTCTTTTGATTTGCATATCTGCCATAATTTCTAAAGATATTGTTGCGATTTTGTTCGCAATGCTGATCATATCTCACGATATTATGGCTATTAATTTTAGTGGATGGATGTATTATTTATCCGGTGCTACCCTTGATTTTGCCTTTATTTTAGCCGTATCGATGAGTGCAAAGCCAAATAAAATGGTTACCGCACTTATAAGTTTGTCTTTTTGCTCAATATTAGTTAACTTTTATGGATGGGTGATCTGGTATAATTACATGTTGCCGTATAGTTACAATAACGCTTTTGTTCTACTATACTCGATATCAATTTATGTAATATTGAGGAGGCATTGTGCAAGAGGTGGCAATAATAATATCTTTTCTTTTTCTCGTCTTAAAAGCTCTTTACTTCATAGACGTTTACAGAAGGAGACTACAAGTTGAAGAAAGAATTGCTAGAGAATGCTCTAGATGTGGCAGAACAAAAGATACCTGCTGTGATTGCTTCGGGAGGAACGGTAGTGACAGGGATTAGTACCTATAATTCTTGGCTACCTTCTGTAATAGGAATGTTCGGTACAATAGTGGGTATCATCGTTTCCTGTATCCTGTTGTATTTCTCAGTAAAGAAGATGAGAGCCGAGATGAAGCAGGTCAAACTTGTCACAACAATAATTTCCAGGAAAGAAGAAGAAAGACTCTTAGCTAAAGAAGAGGGTGTGGAGTTAAGACGATTTGATGACCAACTTGTATAGGGCTAGTCATCAAATCAGTTTTATTGCTTAGATTCTAATCTTATAATATATCGAATAACTGCCTTAATCATCCTGGCAGTTATCGTCTTCCCCATGAAGAATGCATCAACCAGTGGTGGTCTCATATTCTTCACCCTTCGCATAGATTTCATTGATAAACTCTACAGCCTCATCCCGTACATCATCAAGCAGACCACGCTTATCCATCTCGATCTCAATCTTCGATACCTGAGAGATTAGGTGGTTAATAGCCTTTCTCATCTTGATACTTGATAATTGGTATGTGTCATCAAGCAGGATTACTGCAGCTGAACAAAGGAAGACATCTGATCGTTCTCCTTTGGTGGGGTTATCCCCTTTAACCGTTTTCAGTTCTTCCCGGGTAAACTCGACACAGTCATCAACATACTTTGCATCACTCTTGGCCTCATGAATAGCCTTGTTGCTTACAAGACCAGTGCTGAGGTGCTTAGTGATCATCTTGTCACATTCGTCTGCCAGGTAAGCGAATGTGGATTGCCACTTCTCAGCCTGATCACAGACGGTCAGAACGGTGAGAGCAGACTTGGTGAAGATGAGTCGTATTATTATTTCTCTTCTACGCTTTCCCATTTTTATCACCCAATTACTAAGTATTTTTTAATCTTGGCTTGAGCCTCTTCGTCCATTGTTTCAGGATAACTGCTTTGTAAAATGCACTCTTCACAAGGATTACCGAGGTGTACTTGTGGATATATCACCGGGTGAAATTCACCTTCACCGTGATCGGTAACAACTTCCATATCTTTTGGATGGTTTAATAACTTCTCAATCAGTTCATTAACTGTCATTTGATTTTCCTCCGGTGTCGAGCCAGTATAGAAACATTGCATTAATTGCCACATGCCCCATGTGATGTGTATTCATATCACTATCGGTTGATTCACCTAGCTGAAATGAGCTAATATGCCTCTTCATTGCATTGATATACGCTTCAGGTTCTACCTGTTGCCATGATGGTTCACCGGCTACCCTTGGATGATTAATCTCCCCCTTGGTAAGAATTTCAGCCATTAGCTTTTCAAATTCGGGTAAGATTAAACTGAACTTCAATTTACCATTATCCCATTTCAAATCATTACGAGCTATCTCATCTTCGTCAATTGGTGTTACCGGAAATTGTTCAAAACAAGGCCCTTGCTTTAACACCACCTCTTCAACAACACTCTCATACAGATGTGTACCACCACATCTGCAACCCATTTGCTGCCCTGGGAATGGGTCAACCATCGTATTTCCACACATGGTACACTTATATATTCTACTCATTATATCATCCCCTCTGCATTCATTTTGAGGATTTCATCGGAATCAAACCCTGCTTCTTTCAGCTTGATTATTTTGTTGAGTGAAACAGGTTCAACCGATGCAACTTCTGCTTCAAGTGGTTTTAGGTTATGAGGTAACGTAATCATACAAACGTGTGCCCCATGACTGTCTATCAAATTTCCAACACTGTCAACTTCAACTATGAATTTACTCATTGCATCCACCTTTCCCTCTTGAACCTAGACAGTGGCTCCGAGTGCTCAGTTTATGTTTTCTCAATGCTATGGAATATTCAGCATCGATCTCTTTCAGGGTGAGTCTGGTTTTGACTTCAGCAACTTTAGGTTTCCATGATGCTAAATGCTTTGGTCTTTTACTGGTGGTCTTTTTGAGAAGGTCTTCTTTGGTGTAAGCCGGACTATCTCGATACTTCTTCATTCGAACTTTGGTGGCGGTAATGGTACAACCGGTAATTTCAGCAATCTCGGTCGAGTACATTGTAACACCGTCAACATCACAACCTTTCTTAACGAGAACACTTTGTTTAAAAATATCATCAAATGGCATTCCACTGTATATGTGCCTGTGCACTCTGTTACTGATCATGGTAACAGGCATTCCAAGTTTCTTCGCTAACTGCATGCAGGTGAGTGACACACCATCATATTCAACAGCATTCACTCGACCTGGTATAGTTTTTATCCCGTTTCTGGTTACAAAGTTTGCCATTATTTAACCTCACTCATTTTACTAAGTCTGGTCATATATTTGTGTCCGGTATCTTCCTTATAGACATACTCTAGTCGATCATGTATCCATCTGATAAATTCCCTATCATCACCATCTTCTTTACCAACTAGAGGGCAAGGAATTTTATCATCATCAAGCCTATCAATGCATTCCTCAACATTACTCCTGCGTATCATTAGGGCACTCATTGTTTTGCGAAGAGATGAATCAACAATTTTCAACTCATCCATAACTCGGCGTAATGTTTTGATTGGAACTCCACTATCTTTCCGAGAATTTCGATCAACATAGTTCCACATGTCTTGACTCTTATTCAACAATGCTTCTCTAATTAAATCGATTTCGTCGCCAGTAAATTCTTTCATTAATCTTCCTCCGGTTTTGGTTTTATTGATTCGATCAACTCCTCACGCTCCCTGGTGGTACGAAGAGCACTCAGCTTTTGATGTATTCTAATGACGAAACTCTCACGCTTCTCGTTTTCAACTTCATGGTCAAGCATCGATTGGCATTGTTCTTCGCTCACATTCTTGATCACTTGACCCAAACTTACCCAGTTCTTCAGACCCATTTCACCTATAAAATCCAACATGTTATATCCTCCGCAATAGATTATCTTGTGTTTCACTTCATTAACTACACTATAATCTAATGCGATACACCTGTCAAACATTTTCTTGCACGATATTCTTTTACAGCCTTTTTTAATGATTCTTCCGTGAGACCCTTATCCCTCAGTGCAACATCCTGCAGGCAGTCTGCTGTTGATGGGCAGAAGATGCGATGGCAGATTACCGGTCTACCTTGACCCTGTCTCCTGACTCGGGCATTGAACTGATCATATAAATCAAGGGACCAGGTGAGCCCATACCAGACTAGGATATTTCCACCATCCTGTAGACCATCGATACCATGACCCATGCTTGCAGGATGACCAATCATCAAAGCACAATCACCTGACTGCCATCGATCCATAGCTAATCGAAGTGAGGTCTCTGATTTACAAGTTGTGAGGTTAATCGGTTTCAGCTTCTTAAACTTCTTCATGATCCGTTCAGCATCCGACTTGTAAGCATAGGAGCAAAGTACAGGTTGACCATTGGCCTCATCGATGATTGACTCAAGAGCATCCAACTTCATATCGTGGATAACTTCATACTCAGGCTCACCAGGATTGATATAAACTGCACCATTGGAATACTGCAGCAATTTATTCAGCAGACTTCCCTTGTTGAAAAGTTCAATCTCGTTGCCTGAGTCAAGCTGCAGGAAAAACTCTCTTTCAAGACGATCATAGTCTTCACGGAATTTCCCCTGCAGTTCGATCTCTACGTCATTCACGATCATATCGGGCAATGGGTTATAATCTGCAGCTGACATCTCAAGGGTGATATCTGAAATCTTCTCCTTGATGTCATCCTCAGTGTTTCTAAATGCCAAAGTCTTGAAACCTTCTTTCCAGTAATACCTGGTCATGAACTTAGTTTTGAACTCACCTAGCCGACTACCATCATCGATGACAAGATACTGACCATGAAGGTCTTTAAACCCATTTGATGCAGGTGTACCAGTGAGACCAGTTCGCCACTTGAAATGGTGAATAACCTTCTTGAATGCCTTAGCACGTTTTGATGTTGAGTTTTTCATCTTGCTGATCTCATCCCACACCAGACCATCGAAGGGTATCTCACGACTGCGATTAATGAAGTAGTCCTGAAGCACCGTACTGAGCCACTGCAGGTTTTCATAGTTGATCAGGTAGATATCTTTGTCAGGGTCCATCAAGGCACGTAGTCGCTGATCTGCGGTACCCACTACCATACTGAAGGTGAGGTGATTAAGGTGTGCCCACTTCACTGCTTCCTTTCGCCACACTAAGCGACATACTCGAATAGGTGCCACTATGAGTACACCCCTGAGCCACATTGACTTGAGTAGTGCATCAACACTGGTTAGAGTGGCAACCGTCTTACCCAGGCCCATCTCAGCCCATACCATCGATGTAGGACAAGTCATCTGGTGGAATGCAATATTATTCTGATAATCGAACATGTCACTTTGCTGTAGCATTATATTTTACCCCACTGTTCTGCCATTGCTTTTGCTATTCCTGAAAATGTTTTACTTCTAAGTTTTGCTCTGTTCACCGATGGTGGTAATTTCCAGATACGCTGCTCTCTACCATCAACAACATCGGTAGGTTCTAGTTTCGACAACTTGTTTAACCAAAGGCAAGTGGCTTTAGTTTCACCATGCCCAAACTGCCAAGGTTGAATTATTTGATCTGGTTTTCTGTAGTGAGTGCTCATTATACCAATTGGATTTTCTATAGCAAAAGGGATATTCAGTTTGGTAAATAAATTGAAGAAATCTATTGATCGTTGTTGCCGACCATCTGCAATTTTCTCCTTGAACCATCTCGCCCCACTTACCGATAAATCGGTACAAGGAGGAAAAGCAATTATCATATCCCACCCAAGGTTCAACATAGCTGTGACATCTCCTTGTATGTGCCATTCCGGATGACCACCACTACACTCAAGGATGTCACAGCTATACGCTTCATGACCCAACTTCCTGAACTCTTTGGTGACAGCTTGACTCTCTTCACAGGCAACCAGAATGTTCATAACTATTCTCCAAACAAATCTACTAGAAATTTTCCACCTTCAACGGTGTCTACCACAAACACATTACAGTTTTGCCTACAGAGTTTTTCAATCTCACGGTCTTGACCATCAGTGGGTTTCTTCCCTGTCTGCTTAAACTCGATGAAGAATACCGTACCCATAGGTGAGATGAAGATTCTATCAGGTACCGATCTCCTGGAAGGTGAAGTGAACTTGTAGGTTATCCAGTTCTTCTTCTTCGCATGTTCGCACACTTTTCGTTCAATCTCTTTTTCAAGCATCTCATTCTCCTTGTTGAGATTTGAGAAACTATACTCAACAATCATTTTTTGATTTGCTATTGCAAAATCACGTTTTTCCTCATGGGATGGTTCTTCATAACTTTGAATATATCCTGAGTACAATTCCCGATATACCCTTGATGATTGGTAACAATCCATCCCAGGATCAATCATTCGGTCAATAAAGAAATCACTCATGTCACCCATCAGTAAATCCCTCCACAAGTTTCTCAACTTCCTGACAGTAATAGTTGTAGTCAATTGGCAGTTTGATATCCTTAACGTGGTTACAGATATTCACTCTCCAACCTGACTCAACTCCTATTCTACGCCACTTCTCAGGATTCTTTTTGAGTGGTGGCATAATCTTAGTGAGCTTTGCCCCACCGTTTGCAACATAATACCGTGACATATTCGGGTAGGTATACTCAGCACCATCGGTCTCACCAACAAGATATGATGATCGTGGCACCTTCACCCGACACATGAAGTCCATTATGTCAGGCCACTCATTCAGAGTCTTGGATATACTCACATCCTCAAGTAGTACCTTCTCGGCTACCATGGGTACCACAAGTTTAGAAGCGTTCTGGTGCCACTGTGGTTCGTATGAATACTTACCCTTACGTTTGATCTTACCTGTGTCAGTGACTGCCAGGTAATTGTTCACATCAGCGATGAACATCTTGTCATAGTTGACATATTCTAAATCAAGTCCTGTGATTTTTTCCCAGGTTTTGCAGACAGTATTATACCAATCTATATCACTTCTTTTCATTATTGTAGTGATGCCATCAGTGTTAGCCTGAATGAACTGTATATCAGGTATCGTATCACTCAACATATCAGCAAGCATTGCCAAACATAGTTGACCGGTGATCGTAATCTGCATGGTACACTTCGGATCATAGAACACACTGAACTTATCATTGGTAGCACCGAACGTACCATTCAAGGCAAGTTTCAATGCAGCGTTCTGAGGTGTACCCTTCTTGTGTTTCAATCGTTCTTCTTTGAGGTCCGAGTACACCTGGATAAACTTCTCACCAAGATGTTCAGGGAAGTACCTGTTGGTAATAGCGATTGATGGGTACATGCTCGTAACATCAGCATCAATTATCACATACTCTTCATCTGATTTAAAAACTTTATTGTTGACTGAGGCGTGTAATCCCCCTGTGCCGAAATCGAAGCCCAAGCCTTTAAACCTAGTTGACAGATTATCAAATGCTCCTTTTGTTTCCGTAATTGTTGTTGTAAGAAAGTGATCCAGGATTTTGTTAAATCCAACATCTTTAAATCTGATGTAATTAGGGACACATTCGGCAAGGTTGATGGAATCTCTTTTGGTTTGTTTTGGTTTCCTTCCAAATTCTCCGAACTCATAAAGATCAACTCCTTGGTTTTGTAGTTTGGTTTCAAATATTTGTTTGCCGATCTTGACATCATTATGGTTGATGAAGTCCTTGTTATACTCTTTACTCAGTGCTTCCCGTAGCTCGATAGCAGGCAGAGTTTCAAGATAGAATGCCTTGGTAGCCACAACGTCATGATGGTTGTAGTCGAGCAGTACAGGCACCTGCTCTTTGGTCAATCTTTCATTAGGTTTGAATGGTAAATCCTCAACCGAGTCAAGACGCATATTGAACTCAATGGCCTTGAGGCTAGTCATCTTTGCCTTGTTATCGAAGTGGTGTATCTTGAATAAATCGATTTGTTTTACCAGGCGGTTCTTAGGCCAGATCATGTTAGCAAATCGATCTTCATTACTGGCGAAGATAATCTCCACAGTTTTCCTGTGCAGGTCTGCAGCTGTACACCCACCATGTGACCAGAAGTAATGAAGCATTGGATAATCATAACCAACATTATTAAACCCAACCATCTCCCATCCGTACATCTTGGCACGTAACAACCACTCACATAACTGTTTACTGTCATCTCGCCAATCACTGATCTCAAACTGGTATGACAGTGTGGAGTCAACATGCTCTGCTGTGAATGTGAACACGTTCGGATATGACTCAAGATCGTAGATTACTCTAGTGGGTGTAGTGTTCATTTATTCCCTTCCTTTTAAACACGTTGGGCATAATAACTCATCAATAGGACATTCCACCCATTGACCATCTTCCGTAACACTTTTCCAACCTGGTAAATAATCCAACGTTAATGCTGTTGCACCACATCGATCACATTCCCATATCTGAATCTCTGATATTTCAAGCGGTGTAATTTGTCGCTGTCCCATCACAACACCTTTTGAGTTTATGAACCTGCAGTGTGTTTGAAACACTGCAGGTGTTGGAGCTACTGGTTTTTACTTCATGAAGTCCGGCACATCACCGGCAGCAGGTGGAGGTGTGAAACTCCCCATCACTGGCGCAGGACCGGCAACAGCCCCGAACATACCATCAACATTCGGTGCAGATACTGAGGCGAACTTCTCAGCATCACCTGCAAACTGTACAGCAACCAAGGTGAACGATACACCAGGATTAGCAAGACGCAACCATGGGCGAAAGATACAGTTTACCCGACAACCTGCATAGATAGACTTGGCAATATCCATCCACTCATTGTTGTTACGAACGAAATCCAAAGACTTACCTTGTGAGTCAATTAAGGCAGGTGGTTCCTCTTCTTTACCTTTAGCAGTAACGATGCAATGACCATCGGGAAAGATATCGGCCTTACGTACACCCATTTTGTCAACTTTCTCCTCACTAGGCCCGTAACTACGTGCCTTCTTATTACTGGCAATTTCACCTAACTGATAAACAACAGCATCTTTCCACTTATCAGCAGCGAGTTGTTGAATCATAGCCGTGGTCTCAGCCACAACAGCATCGGTATTCGGGATGATCATGTCCAGTGAAAACATCAAAGGGCTATTCGGGTATGCATCTGGTCGAGATGGCTTAGTGAGGTTAGGGTAAGCACAACGCACGTTCTGAACCATGATTAAATTTCCGTCTAATTTCATAACTTTCTCCATTTGAGATTGGGATTGAACTACATTTTCATCCATTCAGGGATTTCGATTTCCGCTACTGTTTCGGTTTCTGCGATTACGGGTTTAAACGCATCAGGTATTACCATTACCACAGGTTTGCCTGGTGCATTCTCTGATACAACCTTGAGCTTACCCTCATTGAGAGAAATATAATCGTCGGTCAGGACTTTGATTTGTCTCGGTGTGAGTGCACACTCTTCGCCTTTACTGTTGGTCCACTTAATTTTAAGTGTCTGAGTAGAAGTGATTGGTTTACTACTGGTACGTTTATCTTTTGGAATTTTTAATGAGGTCAACTTCTTTATAACCTCTTCATCCGTTTTTGCCCAGGTTTTAGAACCTCGACCACGAATTACTTTCAGTCCAGGAACAGCTTGACCAAGTTCGAAGCGTCTGAGTGCTTCTATCTCGACTACATCAGCAAGTTGACGCAGAAGAGGTAGTGCTTGCACCATATCACGTAGCTTCTCGTCATCGACAACCTCGGGGTTTATGGTAGCCACTTCCTTCGGTATGTCTACTGCCTGGAAACTAACACCGATAGCTGCAGTGACTGCATTGTGAACAGCATAGCATCCACCTTTAGCCGGGCACCACTTACACTGCTCTTCACCAGATACGCAAGGTGCTTCAGGATCATCAGTAGCATCAGCTTCATCACCGATAATCTTCACAAGTGATCCAATGTAGGCTGCATCAACATCCCATATAGAGATACCACTCTCACCGTTGAACCGCATCTTAGGTTGAACGATGGTCATGCGAACATTCTGCACAGTATCAGCTGCCATAAACAAGGCACCTACAGTATACAGTTCAGCCTGCTTGTTGTTCACAGCAGATACAGGGCTCATACCATCCTTGAGATCGATAACTTCCAGGAAGTCAGCAGACTCAAGAATTACATCAGCAGTACCATTAAGGTCATCACGACCAAACAACTCAGAGTTATTAAAATAGGTCTCAGCAGTTACCTTGACGGCTTGTGCTCCACCAAGTGTTTCAACTCGTTTAGCAATGTAGTCAAGAGTGAACTGTACACGCTCTCTTCGATCTTCCTCAAGAACGAATGGGCCAAGTTCAGGGTGAGTGTAAAGCTCACCGGTTACAGGTGCTTTGACACCGAGAATACACAACTCAAGTACAAAGTGAGTTTTGGTACCGTCGATAGCAGCTTTACCTGCTTTGCTTGGGATACCCTCACACATTCGGATAGAGCCAGGACAAGCACTCCATCGGGCCCGTTTAGAAGGGCTTAGTTTGGAATGAGTGCTCATTATAATTCCTCCTTGTTGTTACATTCTGTACAAGTGAGGCGAATGCCCTCTTCACCATCCCTACTAAAATTACTTACCCTTACACCCCAACTACCACAATTATGACATTGAATATTAAATGTTCCACAGTTGGGGCGAGCAGGTTTTCGCTTATCGATAAATTCAGCAGGCATATTAAGCCACCTTGAGTGCTTCAACTTTAGCGTGAAAACCTGCGTAATTTTCAGCAGTAACCTGGTTCATGTGAGTATAACCGAACTCACCAAGAACTGTCTGAATGCCCGCACCCTTTACAGCACCAAGTGCCTGGAAGGATTCCATCACATACTTAACAAGTGATGCCTGATCAATGATAGGACAACCTGCTGCAGGTACAGTTTGAGTTATAACGGTTTGAGTTGTTTGGGCAGCAAGTGCTTCAGCAGCTTGTTTGGTAGCAAGAGCAGCGTTTGCTTGCTGAACCTCAAGTGCCTTAGCAGCAACCTGCTCAGGTGTTGGTCCAGTAATAACTACTGCAGGTGTTTCTACTACTGGTTGAGTTGGGAGAGGATGAACAGCGTTTGTTTCTACTACTGGTGCCGAGGGAGACAGAATTGTTTCTTCAATCATGTTGAGGATTCGTAATGCAAGGGTTCGGGATTCGTAATCGTTTAAGTCTACATTCAATTGGGACATTTGTTTCTCCTGTTAAAGGGTTTTGGTTTCAGGATTCGTTCCTGATGTTGATAAGACTATATCACGTATTTTTATCATTGCAACAATTATTTTAACCATTGTGAAATATTTATTGCTTATTCTTAAAATATTATCTATAAAGACAATACACCAATACATAAGGAGAGTGAAATGTATGATAAAATAGCAAACGAGATATGTAAGTTTATAAAAGAAAATGAGGAACCACCAAAAGCAATATATCTCGGTAATGAGGAATTTCACAACCTGAGAAACACTAAGGAGTATGCGTGGCAACATAGGTGTGGTGACGACCCAACACTGCATGGATACCCTATAATATTGGTGTATCAAAACAACTACTTTCGAGTTTGTTAATACATAAACCCTCTAATAAGGAGAGCATAATGAAGATCACACAGAAACCTGCAGAGTTTGAACCTATTACCATAATAATTGAAACACCTGTTGAAGCTGATGCTTTTGTTGGATTGATGGATAAGGCAGGAAAGGACATTGCATTAACATCAATAGAACAACAGCTTGCTATATTTATATCAGACACATATTCAAATGCTAAACTTATATACTAAACTTTACTAAGGAGATCATAATGCTACACCCAGAAGAGATAAAGAAGAAGCTGCAAGACAGAAACCTGAGTGCCGTGGCCAGGAAAACAAACATATCATATTATAGGTTGTACAACTGGTATAACTCAGAAGATGCAACAGAAGGACCGTACTATCTTATTGAAGCATTATCCCAATACCTCGAATCCGAAAAGGACTAGATCATGACCCAATTCAGTGACTACATTGGGCATCTCAAACTATGCCTTATTGAACCAGGCACCAAAAAGCCCATCGGCACAGAGTGGCAAAAGAATCCACTTGATGAACCAATCGATGGTTATTCTCACGGATTATTACATGAGCATTCAGGCACCATAGCAATAGACATCGATAACCTTGAGGCCACAAGAGCTTTAGCATTAGAGCGTGGTATCAACATCGATATGTATCTAATGACCGGTGTGCAAATATGCTCGGGAGTATCAAACCATGGTAAACTCATATATCGACTTCCGTTCGCTATGCAGTCTAAGAAAGTGTCGCAGAATGGAAAGGATGTTATTAACTTTCGCTGCATTGGGAACCAAGATGTACTCCCACCCTCGATACATCCAGACACAAATGAACCATATTTCTGGATCGGTGATTTTAGAAATATACCCTTCTATCCGAATGATTTATTGGAGTGGCACCTCGATCTGTTAAAGCCTGCGGTAGTGCCGATGACCGCACCACCTGCTGACGATCCTGGTGCAGAAGAAGTAAGGAAGTTACTCAACCATTGTAACCCTGACTGTGATCGCATGACATGGGTTAACATTGGTTTCGCTCTTCACAGTTTCAACCCACAGTATTTCCCTATATGGCATGAGTGGTCTGCCCGGGCAACCGAGAAGGGTAAGTACATAAGTGAACAAGACTGCCTTGGCCAGTGGCAATCGTTCAAGACTAGAACCGATGGTATTTCAGGGAAGTCGTTATACTTCTATGCAGTCAAAGGTGGTTACGGACCATCACTTGAGCAGGCACTAGAGGTATTCAGAGAGATCGCCTGCGAGACCGATGATGATATGATCTTCGAGAAGCGGTTTATACCAGATATGCCTATGCACATTATACCAAAGGTGCTATGCGATTATGCTGAAGAACTCGCACACAAGATCGGTGCCAACCCCATCGTGCCTATCGCAGCCGGCCTCACTGCCATCTGTACAGCAGCAAACAGTAATGCCGAGCTAGAACTACAACCAGGTTATACCGTCCCACCTGTAGCCTGGAACATCGTCGTTGCACCACCTGCAGCCAAGAAGTCACCGGCCTCCAAACCGATGTTTGCAGCTTTTAAGAAATTCGAGATTGAAGATCGAGAAAGATACCTTATTGAAGCTAAGGTATACAAAGCACACTTGGCATCATGGGCCAGTGCTGAAAAGAATAGTCTCAAAGCGTCAGAATCTGCAGAGTGGATTGCTGACGGCATGCGCATGGATCAATTACCATTCGTACCGAAGGAACCTATACCACCACTACCACTACGTTTTACCTTTACCGATGCAACATCGCAGAAAGTGGTTGACCTTATAGAACGTAGGCCCGATGGTTTATCCCTGGTACTTGATGAGGGTAAAACATGGTTCGACAAGATATGTAATCCTCAAGGGTCAGAAGATCGATCATTCTGGACGCAGTCCTATGAGGCAGATAGTTACATATTCGATCGTGTCGGCCGTGGCACTATTCAAATAGACAATTTGGCAGTATCTGCCTATGTGAATATTCAACCGGCAGTCCTATCGAAGAATATAAAGAACCTTGAAGAGGATGGCCTATTCCAACGGTTTACACCTTTTGTGGTACCGCTTGATAAATGCACCAATATATCGAGCGAGTTTCCAGACTTTATGAGCGTGGCGCCACTATGGGAAAGTCTGCTCCGCAGAATCAAAAGCACAGAATCGACCTATTACAATCTTGAATCTGAAGCCACAAAAGCATTTAGAGAGTTCGAGCTATGGGTAAACGAAAAGCAGCAGGACCATGCTCTGATAGGATCGCCCTATGGTTTCCAATCGGCCTTGGGTAAAATGCTTGGCCTATGTGGTCGCTATGCTTTTATCTTCCACCTGGCCACAGCACCTGAAACAATCACGGTACCCGTTGAGCGTATGTTAGAAGCAATCGAGTTTATGAAATCGTACGTGTTCTATACGCTGCGAGATGTGTCGATGCTATCCGGCACGCAGCCACTAGACGAATGGGTTTTCGATTGGATTATAACAGGTGAAGAAGAATCTTTTACCCGGGCAGTGGTTCAAAAGTCAGCACGTAAACAACTTGAAAAGTATACAGTGTTCGAGCAACAAAGGAGAATGGAGGAAAGCCTTGATTTCCTATCTGAAACAGGTGTTATCATGAGGATTGAAAAGGGCCTTAATAGGTCCGACACCTATGCGGTCAACCCTACAATAAGAGAGAGATATAATGAGCGACGTATTAAAACCGTTAAAGCTAAGTACCGGGATAAAAAAGAACGGGAGGAAAAAGTACTCAACACAAGAGGCGTTATCGCTAAAACTATGCCGGTTAGGGGCGAACACCTGCTCGAAAAGTAAAAAAGCATAGTATCATATACCCGGACACAAAAAAGCTCTTACAAGTCAATGTAAGAGCTTTTTTGTGTTTTATGTTGAACTACCTTGCTATCCGTTGCAAACGATCATGTGTTAATCGATTATATCTCCCAGGTTAAAGTTAAGTTATTTCTATTGCTACGATTACCACACACCAAAAAAGAACGATCAACATTATATCACCTCTTTTTTCAAATTACCCGGCCATTGCTCCAATGGTAAACTCCACCAGTTACCATTGTCACCTTGGTATATTACTTGCGGTGGGTGGTTAACATGGGAGTTTTCAGTATTGGTTATTATAAAAACAGTATATGCGTTATAATCACCCACACCAGGACTAAAAATATTGTTTGATCTAACCCACCTACTTCCTATTTTCGGTGTCATTATTTTCCACCTATGAGTAAGAATGAAAGGAACCACGACACAACCCATGCGAACACAGCAAGTTGTAAGAAGGTTGGGCGATAGTCTGCAGCTGTTTTGATCCAGGCCCAAAACTCTTTAATATCCTTTTTCACTTGTTCGCCTCCACTACTCGATCAGCTGCGGTATTTACGGCTGATATAAATTCTTGTTCTGATACACCATGAAACTTGGCACCTGACACACTATCGAACAACAAACAGTTATCACAGTAGGCGTAAACATCTGCAGGATTAGATACTTCATTGTGTATTGTGTCAGTAATCTGTGTTATAAGTTTTTCTCTTTTCATAGTGTCACATCCGATATTACATGGCATTTATACTTCTTGTACACATCCTGTTTGACTTCTGTGTGTCCTACGATTGACCAACCACCGTAACCGAACCAGGATACCATTTTTTTATTTGCGTCGTGTCTTGATATGGCCCGGACAGCGTATCGTCGTTTCCTGTTCGGTCCTAGCTGCATTATATAATATTTCATATTAAAACCACCTATCATAAATGTCGTATATTGTGTCTTGTATTGCCTGGCCAATGGCAAACAGTGTTGCCAGGATCAAACCGATCATGTAAAGCACTATACTGCAGGCAATGGGGAACAAAACGATAATGAGTAATGTTTCAATCATGATTTCACCATTGCACCCGTTACCAGGTGCATCAAAGTTTTAATGTTTTATTCCTTATCATACTGAATAGGCATAATGATAACCACATCATCATTAATTTTCTGCATAATAGGGTTATGTGCTGCATTATCGCTTGACACATACAAAGGCTTTTCAAGGTCAAATAATGACATATATTTATTATCGAGTGTTACACGCTCATAGTCAGTGAAGATGTGACAATATTCTTTTGCAAAATTATCGCCAGGAATTACTTCAAACTTGCAATCGTTTACAGCAACGTGTTTTTCGCAAACGTCAATAATACGCTGTAAAATAGGATATTCAAAATTCTTTACTTCTACTTTTTCAATCTTTTTATTGTACGTACCATCAACAAGTGTTGTTTTGATCTTTGCAAGAAAATGACCGTTACTGATCAAAGCGAATCCGTTTTCGACAACAAAGTGTGTCAAGGTGTAAATGTTATCCTGTTTTCTTAATAGGTGCTTAGTGAAACGCTTTAACCGTGCAGTCTCGCTCTTTTCATCTTTTGCATAGTATGCAAAGTAAGAATACAATATTGACTTGTCATGATCCGATAGGACATGATCAGCACACAAGAGTTTATCGGTTATCTTTGCAGCTTGTGTCTTGGTAGGTTGTACGTTTAATTTTTGCATGATGTTCCTTTTTGGGTTTGGTTTTAAATGTATGTGAAATAGTCAGCTACTCGGTGCTATAGTTCAATAGTTATCTTAAATTATCGTTAAAAAGATATTCACCTGAATCAATACGTGCTCTTGTTTCAGCAACACCATGACCGAGAAAGGCCGAAAGATATTTCATTGTGGTGTTTGAGTAGTCGTAGTCTCTGCCAAGTATTGTTACACCGTTGCCGACAACACATATTACAGAACTATATGATTGAAAGATTCTCGAACGATCTGTGTAAACAATAAACTGATTAGGTACATCGTTGCCAGCACTACTCCGCATGTTTGATACTGAACTAAACTTACCGGATAAAAGTCTCTTAGTGATTGCCATTGTTTTCTTGGTTGTCTTTTTCATCTTAGTTTTTCTCCTGGTTTACAAGGTTAGTAAAATAATCGATAGCTGCGAGTGCTTGGAGTATTTCAAGGTCTGTGAGTTCTATTGTCATTGTCTGCACCTTTTGGGTTTGGGTTTGTTTGTTCCTCTAGTTATACACGTACAAGAATATGATGTCAAGTATTATTACATTAAATTGTTTTGTGTATAACTTTATAGTGGATAGTTCCGATATCCCTTTGAGTAATATGTGTATAGATTATTCATACAAAATATATAATATAATATAGAGAAATAAGCATATCGTAAAGGCTAATCAGACCATTACCATCGATAGTATGATGTTGTAACCTGTTTGACATTACACATTACGATGTTGACACACAACAAAGCATTGCCGAATAGCATGATCTACAAAACAATCGCTTGCCATATCACCTACCGCACAACACATTAAAGTATTGCAATCATCATTCGACACAAGATCATGATGCAGCTGCTACCATTTGACAAGAGATAGTTGTGCAGTTTGCTGCCTGGATCACATCGATGTGCCTGGTTGATGCTTCATTGCGGAGGCACTACAATGTGGCAGGCAGGGTCGGCAGGTGTATACTCATTGATGCACCACGTTGTGGTATCCTACTCTGTGGTGGAAACTCATGGAAGCACCACGCTGTGGTATACCACCCTGTGACACCTGGATTGTGAAAAGGTGAAGACCACCCCCGGGGTCAACGGAGTGGGGGGTGCGGTAAGGGGCCAATACTACACCCACATATTTTCAAAATTATACTCAAATATCAATACATTACATTGTTTTACACCCTCATATTTTCAAAATTATACTCAGAAACGACTTACAAGATTCTAATGTAACGCTCCTAATGTCTGCACTAATTATATTCTAGTGCCATACTCCACTGTGCAGCATCCCCACCACCTCACCTCTCTTAAAGGGAAATTGACACCATTCAACAGATCGGTTACAGTACATTATATAGTATACTACGCCTCAATAAACCTCGGAAGGGTGACAAATTATGAAAAGAACTGAACAACTCAAAGACCTTATCAAAACTCAATTAAGTGATGGTAATTGGAACTATGACCCTTACATGTTCGGTATGGCTAATGGTATGATATTGGCACTTGCTGTTATCGAAGATGTTGACCCTGTATATCTTGAATCACCTGATGAATGGTTGTGTGATAAACCGGCACCAACCAATCCAACCGTATCCTCAGACGATTATGATGTGGTTGGTGGTGAATAAATGAATAATCCTGAAGAACTAGATATATCAACCTCGCTTGCCAAAGTGCCGAGGTTCCCTACAAGCAAAGCGGAGATGGAGCTGCGTGAGATGACGTACACTCACATCTTCGAGTATGCCCTCGACTACATCGCTTCGGGAACACCTATGACCAGTATCCTCAGCAACGATCCGAGGAATATTGACTATGCTCGGTTCCTTCGATGGATAAAGAAGAATCCGCTTAGACATCAACGGTACTGTGAAGCTCAAGAGATTGCAGCTGAGATACTGGTGGATAAGATGGACCACCTCATCGATAAGATGACGAACGATGGTATGGCAGTTGATCAGCAGAAGTTTAACTTTGAGGTGCTGAAGTATAAAGCCGGGAGTTGGAACAAGAAGAAGTACGGTAACAACAAGCATGTCGAGCTTACTTCTAATGGTCTCGATGACAACAAGCTCAAGACTCTATCAAGCGATGACCTCAAGAAGATGTACATAGAGCAGGCAGGGATCGACCCTGACAGTGTTGGTCTAGGGGAGGATGGGGATGACCTCTAATTCGACTGAAAACATTTAACCTTAATGGAGATGAGCGATGAGTGAAACATGGGAAGAGCGATTAATTGATGAGAAGAATGAATTACAAGATAAGGTTGAAAAGTTGGAGTTATTTCTTGACTCTCCTGCTTGTGTAGCGATTGATAGAAAAGATAGGGATTTATTATTAAACCAACTTTTTACAATGTACCATTACCTTCATATTCTCAACCAACGAGTTGATAGGATTAGTACTAAATGACATCTAATCCTCAGATGGATAAAATCCTCAAGGAGCTTGATCGGAGGAAGCGTTCATTCAGCACGCTTGCCACCTTCGCTGAAGAGTTTCTTGAAGTAATCCCTGCACTGCACCACAAGGTCATCTGCTACGAGATCGATAGGTTACTTGCTGATGACTATGACGATCTGATCATAAACACCCCACCAGGCTCCGCTAAGAGCACCTACGCATCAATCGCACTACCTGCATACTTCATTGGTAAATATCCCGACAAGGTTATCCTTGGTGCCTCACATAGTTTCCCCTTGATGGAGCGATGGGGTAAGAAGGTGAGGAACATCATAAACAGTCCTACATTCGATGCTGCGTCCGATGGTGTGAAGCTATCACCCGATACCAGGGCAGCTGCTGAGTGGGAGACCACACAGGGTGGTGGGTTCTTTGGTGTTGGTGTTGGAGGTGCTGCTCTTGGTAGACGTTGCGACCTTGGTGTAATCGATGATCCGATATCTGGTTGGGAGCAGGCGAACAGTCTCACTCAGCTGAAAAAGATTCATGATTGGTACGATACGGATTACACCTCACGGCTCAAGCCTGGTGCCAAGACTGTGCTCATCTGTCAGCGTCTGGCCCGTAACGACCTTGCCGGTCACATAATCGATCAGCATAAGGCAGACCCGATACGCAGACTGAAAGTGTTAAATATCAAGATGGAGTGTTTGGATTCAGCTGTTGATCCACTTGGTCGGCTAGAGGGTGATCGTCTGTGGCCTGAGTGGTACACAGCACAGATGGTGAGAACCTTCAAGCGTGATGACTTCATCTGGCGTACAATGTATCAGCAGGAGCCACCTGCAGATGATGGTGCCTGGGCAAACACCGAGGATATTCGCTTCAGGCCTAGCCCTACGATCACATCTAACACTGTTCTATACGGTATGACGGATATTGCATTATCGGTCAATACAGGTGATTACACAGTTCATGCAATACTTGCTGTTGCATCTGATGGTAGTTGTGATATTATTGAGATGGTACGTGACAGAGTTGACCCTAATGAATCTAGTAAGAACCTTGTTGCTCTTGCTAAAATCTACAAACCTGTGGAGTGGTTAATCGATGATGATAATGCGTCTAAGGTCTTTGTACATCTTGTTGCAAGTGAAGCTCGTAATACTGGTACACCGGTTAACTGGAAACCTATGCCCATGCGTGGGCAAGATAAGGAAACTAGGGCAGCTGCGTTACGAGGTATGTATAAACGAGGACTCATATTCATGCCTGCGGATGCACCATGGGCAAAGTGGCTCACCACTGAGATTATCCTGTTTCCCAACGCTACAGGGCAGGGCGTGGATGACGGTGTCGATACACTATCCTTGATAGGTAGGCGACTTTCTGTTATAAGTATACCAAATGCACCTGTAATGCATGAACCTCTGAAGACTACACAAGAGATGTGTTTGGAAGAATTGTGGGGTTCTCAACCTAAACAAAGAGTAGCAAGGGTATAACATGGCTGACACAAACAAATTGCAATCATTGGAAGATTCCGACACATCCCCTGCGAAAAAATACAAGCGATGGATAACTGAAGTTAACATGGCTGAGAAAGAGCTTGAGGACTTTATTAAAGGTGGTAACACAGTTTACGAGCGTTACAAAGACGAGCGTAAAGACAATGATTCAGGTGTTAAAAAGTTCAATGTGTTTTGGACGAACATTGGCATCATGCAGTCATCCTTGTTTGCTAATATCCCTAAAGTATCGGTTGAGCGACGTTTTGGGCAGAACATGGATGATGTTGCCCGAGTAGCCTCCATGATGATTCAGAACTCTGTGATGCAGGATATGGAGGATGAAAACTGTAACTTCGCTCAGGTTATGAAATATGCGATTACGGACCGCCTTGTTCCTGGTTGGGGCCATGCATGGTTACGCCTTGAAACTGAAACCGAAGAGATGACTCTTGAGGAAATTACTGATGAGCTCACTGGTGAAGTGATCCAAGAAGCGTCAACTTTTGAGCAGATAACCGGACAGGAAGTTTGCATTGATTATGTTCATTGGAATGATTTCCTCATTTCACCATGTCGCACATACGAAGAAAGACGATGGGTTGGACGAAAAGTCTACATGGGTCGTGATGACCTCACAGAGCGTTTTGGTGAGGAAGTTGGTGCAAAGATTTCACTTGACTACAATGCCAAAGAGGATGATGACGATTCTCCTGAAAACAATATTGTTGAAAAGGCTATTGTTTATGAGCTTTGGGACAGAGTTAAAAAAGAAGTTATTTGGATCACCAAAGGTTACCCTAAGTTACTCGATGTCAAAGAGGACCCACTTGGTCTTGACGCATTCGACCCTTGTCCGAGACCAATATTCGCCACCCAAACTACGTCTAATGTTATCCCTAAATCTGATTATGCTATGCTTCAGGATCAGTACGGTGAGTTAGATGAGGTGAATAACCGCATTTCAATGCTTGTTAAGGCATGTAAAGTTGTTGGTGTTTATGATTCATCTGCTAGTAAATCGATTGGTAGAATGTTGGAAGAGGGTGAGGATAATACTCTTATTCCTGTAGAAAATTGGGCAATGTTCTCTGAAAAAGGTGGTATCAAAGGTGTTATAGATTGGATTCCTCTCAATGAGGTCATTCAGGCACTTGAGAAACTTCGCCAGGCCAGGGAAGACATCAAAGGTCAGATTTATGAACTCACTGGTATTTCCGACATTGTTCGTGGTAACACCAAGGCATCTGAAACACTCGGTGCTCAACAAATCAAAGCTCAGTTCGCATCAGTTCGAATCCAGAAACAACAAGATGAAATCGCACTCTTTGCTCAAGAAATTTTGAACATGAAAGCAGAGATCATCTGTAAGCATTTCACTCCTGCTCAAATCATAGAACAATCGAACTTCAAATATTATCTCGATGCACAGAATCAGCCATTGATGGGTCAAGCAGTAGAACTCATCAAAGGTGAGTACGAGAAGTTTCAGTGGAGAGTAAAGGTACAAGCTGACTCTCTTGCCATGGCAGATCAACAAATGCTCAAGCAAGAGAAGGTTGAGTTTATTAATGCTGTTGCCACCTTCATGCAATCTGCAGCTTCAATGATGCAAGCTCAACCAGGTTTTGCACCAATCATGATGAATACTCTTAAATTCACCATATCAGGCTTTAAAGGTGCATCTGAGTTAGAAGGTATGATTGATCAAACCATTGAAAAAATGATGGCTGAGGCCAAGCAGAAGGAAGAACAGGCTAAGAATCAGCCTCCACCTCCTACACCTGAGCAGATCAAGATGCAAATGGAACAACAGAAGTCTCAGATGGATATGCAGAACAAGCAACAGTCTGCCCAAATGGATTCTGCCAAAAAGCAAGAAGAAATTCAATACAAACAAAAACTTCATGAGATGGACCTTCGCCATCAGGCAATGATGGATAATATGGAACTGCAGAACAAGAAGCAACAGAACATGATGGATGCTATCAAGAAGCAAACCGACATGATGTTGAGTAACAGTAAACCTGTGGAAGGGAGAGAGTAATGAGAACCAGATTCGTCTTTGGTGATGATAAAAAGCTGTACCAGGAGGGACATTTCCCCCCTGGTGTTGAACCGTTGAACAAAAAGCCAACAACTTATGGTCGTAGTGCGATGGTACTCGAAGATTATAAATCTTTTGTTTCACCACTCGATGGTACTGTTGTTTCGGGCAGAAAAGCCTACAGACAACACTGTCAAGATCATGGTGTTGTTCCAACAAGAGAATTAGAGGGACTTCCACCGAAACATGCGGTAGAAGAGTATAAACCTGATAGGGCTGCTATCAGAGAAGAGTTAGTGCGACAAGTATATAACAAATAACCGGAGGGGTGAACCATGGGTGATAGTTTAAGAGAATCTTTAGAAGCTGCTGCAGATGAAGTAGATGCTGCTGTAGCTGTAGAAACACCAGTTGTTGAGTCCACACCTGTTGAGACTCCGACTGAAACAAATATTGAAACATCGGATCAACAAACTCCTGAGACCACAGCATCTCAGGATGCGTCCACACCCGTTGCCGATGACCCTTCCAAGGGTGTGGACGCTCCTTCGGGAGATAAGCCAAAAAGTATTGAGGAGGTTGTTGGTGAAACACTCGACAAAGTGCCTGCTGAAAATGCTCCTGTTGACGCTGAAGATCGAACACCTGTACCTGAAAAGAAACTTGTCAATGCCCCTGCTTCCTGGAAAGGAGATGCTAAGGAGTTGTGGAACGATCTCCCACCTAAAGCGAGAGAGGAGATTACTCGCAGAGAGTTGCAAACTCAGCAGGTTCTTAATGACACTGCCTTAGATCGTAAACGTGTCAGTGAGGTGTCAGAGGTTCTTCAACCACACATGGACATGATTCAAGCCAATTATGGTGGAAATCCGATGCAGGCAGTCAGTGGTCTTCTGAACGTGGAACGAGCATTGACCAGTGGGAATGTTGCAACCAAGGCACAAATCGTTGCCAAGATTATTCAAAACTTTGGTATTGATGTTAATGCCCTTGATGCTCTTCTTTCTGGTGGAGAAATGTCACCGGAAATCAAACAGCAGAGCGACTTTGATCGTGCACTTGATGCTCGTATGGCACCTGTCAACGAGTATATGAATGAACAACGTCAGCGTGAGCAACAAGTTGCCCAGGAACGACAAAATCAAGTTATAGCAGCAGTCGAAGGGTTGGCTGTTGACGCTACAAATTACCCTTATTTTAATGATGTAAGGGAAGATATGGCAGATATCATTGAAATGTCGGCTAAAAGAGGTGTTGATATTTCCTTGAAAGACGCTTATGATAAAGCTACTTTAATTAATGGGAAGACTGCTGCTGCAGTGGATACCCGAGAATCCGCACAAGCCGACACTCAGTTGGCACTGAATGCCCACCAAGAGGCTCAAAAAGCCAAAGGAGCTTCAGTGAGCGTTTCCGGTAATCCAACTTCGGTTGGCACTCCCCCATCGCAAAACACCGATCTTCGCAGTTTGATCAGTAGTCAACTCGATAACGGAGGACAACGTGTATGACAACTAACATCTCAACCATAAGCAAAGGAATCTTTGGTATTGGTCATGTGATGGAAGATGAAAACCCTGTCCCGCACCGTTTTCGAAAGGACACACCATCGAAGCCTGTGGATGAAAAGGTTAGCAAACAACCAAATAATTCATCAAAACGGAGGCCCTAAATGGGAGCAAATCCATCGTATAGCGATATTATCGCAACTACTATTCAAAGTCGGTCTGGTGTTATTGCCGATAACGTAACCAAAAACAATGCCCTTCTTTCTCGTTTGAAGAAGCGTGGTAATGTAAAAAAATTCTCCGGTGGTAATGAGATTGTTGAAGAACTCTCTTTTGCCGAAAACGGAAACGCAGGTTGGTACTCAGGGTATGAGACTCTTCCTGTTGCTGCTCAGGATGTCATTTCTGCAGCAAACTATGACATCAAGCAGTGTGCTGTTCCTGTAACTATCTCCGGCCTTGAGCAACTTCAGAATGCCGGACGAGAGCGTATCATCGATCTTATGGAAGGTCGTATCTCGGTTGCCGAATCAACCATGAACAACCTTGTTGCACAGGGTGTTTACTCTGATGGTACAGGTTCTGGCGGTAAAGAAATCACTGGTCTTGCTCTTCAGGTTGCTGATGATCCTTCAACCGGTACTGTTGGTGGTATTGATCGTGCTGCTTTTCCTTTCTGGCGTAACCAGAAGTTTGAAGCTGTTGCCGATGGTGGTGGTGCTACCACTAAGGATAATATCCAGGAATACTTTAATACCATTTGGGCAAGTCTTGTTCGTGGTATGGATAGACCGGATATGATCATTGTGGATAACGAGTATTGGAAATTCTACATGGCATCACTTCAGAATCTTCAGCGTTTTAGTTCTACTCAAGATGCTGATCTTGGTTTTGTATCCATAA